GTCTATATTCTCGCAGACGAGACCGACACCGGCACCGGCGCCGCTGTCACCGCCACGGCATACCGCACCGGGCACTTCGCCCGGAACAAGCTGTCCACCGACGGCTCCTACACCCTCGTCGCAGCCGACGAGGAGATCATGCGCAACGCCGGCATCCTGCTGAGCGACGCGCTGGACTACTAAGAGAAGGAGGACAAGATCATGCCTTTTAACTTCTACGACACCCACACGCTGCTCATGGCCGTCCAGCAGCTCATCCCTGCGACGACCTTCCTGCGTGACAGATACTTCCCGACCAACGACGCGACCGACATCTTCGCCACCGAGGATGTGCTGGTGGAGTACCGCGACGGCACCCGCAAGCTCGCACCCTTCGTGGCCCCCCGCAAGGGAGGCGTCACCATCCTGCGCAAGGGCTACACCATGGAGCGTTATACCCCGCCCTTCGTGGCTCCCCGTCGCACCCTGACCCTCGACGAGCTGCGCAAGCGCGGCTTTGGTGAGGCCCTGTACTCTCAGCTCACCCCTGAGCAGCGCCAGCAGGTGCTCATCATGCGTGACGCTGACGAGCTGGGCGACCTCATTACCAACCGTGAGGAGGCCATGGCCGCCGAGACCATGCTGACCAACGGCTGCATCATGAAGCACATCGCCGACGACGCCGACAAGAGCGACGAGATGGAGATCCGCTTCTACTCCGAGGGCACCAACCCCGCCACCTACACCCCGACGATCAAGTGGGACGCAGAAGGCGCCAAGATCCGCGCCGACCTCGGCGCAATGGCTCGTATGCTGACCCGCCGCGGCCTGCGCGCCGCTGACCTCGTATGCTC